TGCCTTTCGGAAAGATGCGTTTCATCGCTCGGATGCCCTCACCCGTCCAGCCCATTGCTTCCATTCGTGTGCATATTCGACATTCTGGTATTCATCGAACCACGGGCCACCCTCGGTGAAATGCACGCAAGTCGGGTCAGGAACCTGCGACCTTGTATTCCACCCCTCCAGATAATTGTAGGTTGGCGGTAACGCACCGATGTGCTGGTCGTTTACCCACATAAATCTATGCAGATACATCCCGGTTTCGCTGTTCACGATTTCGGGTGTCAGCCCACCCATTGACGGATGGCTGCAATTGAACCACATAAACGACGACCAGTTTTTGCGCGGGTATTGGCGCTGTACCTGCCCGTCCATCTTTGTCAGAGATGTGGGCTTGTAGTCGTGCTGGACACACCACACGGCAACATCAGGATTGTTGAAGTCGAGCAACGGCTTCAGACTGTGCCGTACTAGAAAGTCACAGTCCATGAACAAAGCATTGCCTCTGAAGTTGCAGAGCGCAGGCACAAGGAACCGGCTGAAACTAAACTCCGTGGATGAGAACGGGTCTGGTTCGCGCCAGTACATCCCCATCTCACGGAGGTCATCTAGTCGAAGCGCGACAACCTCTGCCTCCATGTGTTCCAGAATGGACGCACGGGCCACCTCGTAGGCGATGTCCTCGCGGCTATCGTATCCGATGAAGATTTTCAAAACGGCAAATCCTCATCGTCGTTGAACTTCTCGGGGTTTTGCTCTGCCATCGTCTTGGGACGCGCAGCCTGCTTCGGCTCAAACTTAAGCGACATAAAAGCATCGCCGGTCTTACTGCTGCGTTTAATCCACGCGCTGATGTTGAGGTCAATGTTGTCAATGACGGCAGAGCCACGGTAGTCGGGAGCCTTCTCGTTGCCGCGTTTTTCGTTCTTGAAGAGCACGCCGCGCATATTGTTGTCGTACTGCTTATTCACAGGGTCACCTTTTCTAGTTTGTTAAGTTTGTCGTCCAACTCTTGCAGGAAAGTAGTTACCTCCTGCTCAAGCATCTTGATGTAGTCGTCATCACGCGGGACGCGCACGACTAACAGTTGCAGCCGCTCGGGCAGGCGCGGGTCGTAGGACACGAAATCGCACCACGGCTTACCGGCACACGCCATCTGCCATTGCATCTGCGTTATGTATTTCTGCGGCGGCTTGCCGTCGAAGATGTATTCGAGATGGGTCGCGGTGTTCGGGCATTTGATTTCCACCAGCCCATCCTCGGCAAACCCGTCAGGGCTGGCACCAGACATCGCAACGGTCGGGTGGTCAATGAAGCCGACATCCTCGACCAGTATCCCGGTCTTGGCGGCGTAGGCGGCTTTGGCGTTCGGCTCCTGCTCCGTCCCCCATTCCATCGCTGCATTGCTGAACGAAGATGCCTTTTGACCTGTTAGCCGCTCGACCACAAGGTCAGCCGCGTAATTAGCACGACCTGCGCCATATCCGGTCTTGGTCTTGGCAATGACATCCGCAACGCGGGAGGCTGTGACCTTGCCAAGCCTTGCCGCAAACCAGTCGTCTGTACGCTGTTCCATCATATTTTTAATACCCGTTCAATTTCTGAAACTGTTAATGGGTCTTCACCATCCGGCAATTCTTGGTACAAATCACAACGGTCGTATGCGCTTACAAGTTGTCGCTTTGCTTTTATGTATGGCGGCCAAGCAAACCCGCAAAATCCTTTGTCATCGTTTTTCTCAATATAGAAAATGCAATTTCCGCAACACCGTTCCCATTGATGCTTGTTCACGCCGCACCCCCGTCACTCAACTGCTTCTTGCGTGCGCTAAACGCATCCATGTGCGTTGCGCGGATGGCGGGGTCAAGTAATTTGAACAAGGTAACAAGCGCAGCCGCGTCAGTCACAGACGCAATCTGCGCCAGCACTTCGGGGTTAGGCTCGACCTTCTCCGACTCTGGCAAGTCCTCGCCCGCGTAGATGTAAAGCCCAAGCCCGTGCATGGCGATGGCTTTAGCAAGACAACGCATCGTCGCGGTGTTCACGGCAAACGCATCGGGGTCAACGACGGCGCGGTTGCGGTTGTCCATGACGGGCAAAATGCAGGTCTTGATGTTGCCCTTGATTTCAACGCTAACCTTGACCATTGCCGTGCCGTTTCGCAGGTACATCACGGGGCTATCGTTCCACTCATGCGCCGTCCATTGTGCGCCGGAGTCAACCTTCAACACTTCAGCCCACGCCCATGCCCATGACAAGTAGGTGAGGTTGCCCTTGCGCTCGGTGTGGCCGTTGACATTGATTTTCAGAAGTTCCGACATTTCTTGCTCTCCTCAATCATCTGTTTGAGTTCGCGCCGCAATTCGTTGTGGCGGTCGATATCGGCTTGCGTCCAAGTGAAGATGACCGGCTCGGTGTAGTACCGGCGTTCCTCGCATTCGCGTTGCTGTTGCCAGTCGTCCATTAAAAAGTCCTCACAGCAAGCCACGCGAGGGCGGCAAACACGGCAAACGAAAACAGGTACAGGCCAATGGTTTTCATTTCGGCACCTTTATTAGTAAATGCGCCAGCGATTGTTCAACTGTGGCGTATTCCTCCGCGCACATCGCCAACCGCCAAAACACGCTTGCGTCATCCGTGTCGTCTGCAATGTCTTGCACAAACGCACAATCGACAGGGCTGCGGGTCTGAACCATCCGCGCCCATGCGGCACGAAGGGTCTTGTCGGTGATGCGGCTCTCTACAGCGGCAAGTTCTTCCCAGATGTTCACAGGTTGTCCTCCCACGAGCGGCGGCGGTCGAGCCGGTCTTCGGCGGCCCAGTCAGCATCGCGCTCGGCTTTCTCGCGCTCGGCAAACTTCGAGAGTTTGTCGGTGTGAACAAAGATGGGGGCCGGGAGGGTCAGCCAAGTGCCGTCCGGCAGTTTGATGGAGGTGATGGCGGCTGAATCCATCGTGCCGTCGTTGCAGAACTCGAAGTCGAGTTCGCAATGCAACCCCTCGACCAGTTCGTATTCGCGTGTCATGTCAGTCATGTCTGTTGCTCCTATCTGTGGTAGCCAGTCGTTAGTGACTGTGGTGGAAGTATGGACTATTAATTAACCGGGGTCAACACTTATTTTGAAAAGGCGGGGTGGCAGTCCCCCGCCGGGAGTGGGTTAGGCTTGCAATTCCTTGTGGAACCGAGCCGGGACTTTGACGGCAACGCGACCGTAGGCATCTTCAAAGAAGGCGGGCAACTTGCCGTCCGCGATGTACGACCAAGCGGTGCTAATCAAATCGCCGTCAGCGTTATACATCCGGCGCTCCACGCCAATGTCGATGTAATGGCTGTAAGGAACGGTAAGCGAGTCAGCGTAACGCTTGGCATCGGCGTAGGTGTCGAAGTGGTTGCTGTCAACGATGTCGTTGCAGCCGTCGCGGTAGTCCTCAATAAGTTCTACCGTCCATTCGTAGTAAGCGGGCATATTTGTTGCTCCTAGAAGATGGCGGGGTTGAAGTCCCCCGCCGAAGTTGGTTACAGCAAGTGGTCGAGGTTATCGACGACTTCTGCGGAATCGTCGAGAGCCTTCAGCGCGTCGTTGATGGCCTTGTCAACTGCCGACATGGCGTTTTCGATTTCTTCCAACACGGTTTCGCTGCGGCGGGTTCGGTATTCGGCTGCGTAACCAGCCTGCAGCGCGTTGCGGATGCTCTTGAGGGTGTCAATGTTCATGTCGTTGCTCCTATCTGTGGATTGACTCGACAGGGATAGGTTAACACAGGTTACGGGTATGTCAACACCCCCCTTGAAATATTTTTCACGCCCGTTAACTTACCGCCCATGGACATTCAAGCCGCCCTAGCCGTTGCCGGTAGCAAAGCCGCCCTCGCCCGTAAACTTGGGGTGTCCCGCCCTGCTGTCTCACGGTGGGTCAAGGCAGGGAAACTACCTGCCATGCGGGTCTGGCAATGGAAGGCTCTAGAAGCCGTCACCCCGCCCGTTGCAGCCGATTCCACGCCTACCCCCGGCTGACCCCTACCCCTGCTGTAAATCCGCCAGAATCTTTCTGGCGCGGGTTCCTGTGCGACCGGACGCTACAGGACTTCTCTGGACGACTACCCAGAAACGACAAACCCTCCACGAAGGAGGGCTTGACGCGGGCGGGGGGATGCCCTTACGCTTGAGATGCTGTTCTCGCGTGATGGTCAATCTACACGGCTGTTCTAGTCGTGTCAAACACCCCACCACGCAGCCCCTCGACATGGGTTAAATCTGTCGGCGAAGGGCCGTTCGTTTGGAACGGGCTGGGCATCGCTTACCAAAGTCCAGCGGGTCTAAACAACCGTGGCTATACGGGCATTTAGGCATGACCTCGCTACCTTCCGATTTAAGGGGGGTAGGGGGGTCATTCCCGGGCTTCCGAGCATATGGGGTGTAAGAGTGAGATGGGTAGTCAACAGTAGTCAATCTGACTACATGAGAGAAAGAAAAAAACAGAATCAATCAAGATTGGTTCAAGCAGAAATTTGGGCAAACGCACAACTAAAAAAAACAGGAAAAAAATGGTCGCGCCAATCGTTATGGGGTTGCCGAATATTTGATTTTTGGTGCGCCGAACTAGGAATTGCGGTTGAAATTGACGGCATCGACCATGATGCGGATTACGATGCTGCGCGAGATTTTTATAACTACTACCGTAGCGGCATCATTGTTTGCCGCGTCCGCAATTACAATCAGTCGGACATGGATGCTGCGTTGCAAACCATTGCAACCGCTGACAACTGGAAAGACAGAAAACAAAAAATGCGGCAAGAGTTTGGGTTGTCTCCTGCGGATAGTTTTCGGAAAATCCTAAAACTAACGGGCATCCCAAAAGCGCATGGCAATTGGGAGCCTAAACTAAGCCCTGACTAAACTTGTTGCATTAACCTCCGTGAACATATACGCTTGTTCCTACCAACCACAGAGAGGTTTTTATGCACGAATTAGACGAAGCCGCATGGGAACGCTGGGTTGCCTACCGCAAGGCCATCCGCAAGCCCATAAAGGAAGTCAGCGAACACGCGATGAAACTTAAACTGTCGCGGTTTGGTGCTGACCAAGATGCCGTGGTCGAGCAGTCCATTGCAGGTCAGTATCAGGGTTTGTTTGAACTTAAGGACAAGAAGAAGCCCGACCGCCCCCAAAAGTCACCGGAGCAGAAGGCGCAGGACGATGCGATGTTTATTGCAGCGCAAGACCGTGCCAGTAGAGGCTGGGACAAGCAGGAACCGACCCCGATAAACCGATTGAAACTCTGCGATGCGCTTTGGGCGAGGTATACCGTCGAGGAGGGCGCAGATACAGCCGAGCGCATGGAGTGGCTTCGCGGTGTCGTTGCGATGCACCTGCGCGATGCGCCTGCCGGGGAGGTATTGGGTAACCCGCACCTCAAGACGATGGTGTTTTGCCTCTTCGGCCCCCGTGGTATTTCACGGCTCAAAGAGCGGCAGGAGGTGCCGCGATGAAGGAGGACAAGACATGACACGCGAGGACATCATCAGGATGGCGCGGGAGGCGGAGGATTACGTTGATACCATCTACTCTAAAGGCGAGTATCACCCCGGATGGTTGGAAGTCTTTAATGTTCGCTTCGCCGCCCTCGTCGCAGAGGCCGAGCGGGAGGCGTGTGCGAAGATTGTTTACGGGCTGTGTGTCAGCGATAACAACGCGCAAGAAATCGTCAACGCCATCCGTGCGAGGGGGAGCAAGTGACACGCACTTGTAAACAATGCGGGGAAAAGTTTAGCGGCGCTTCGGCTATCCTCCAGCATCGCAGCGGCGTTTGTGGCGGTAAAGACCTGCTGAAGTCTCGCGGTTGGGTAAAGACCCGCACCGGGTGGGTGTCACCACAACGCGCTCAACACGATGCAAAAAACCGTGCAGTTTGAACGGCTAATGAGGAGCCGGAATGCATCGCATATTGACTACGGTGCGTTCCTTGGGTTACTGCCGAATAATCCTAAAATAACGCCATGTGACCTTGACGGCATCATCGAGCGCAAGGGCAAGTTCCTTGTGCTTGAGTGGAAGCGCGAGGGTGAGGGGATGTCCGAAGGGCTGCGCCGCACCTTGCAGGCACTCGCTGCCACGCCAAACTTCCAAGTGTGGGTGGTGCGCGGGGATACGGACGAGGGGCTACGGATAGCGCGGTTTTTCTTCGTGCCGCCGCAGGGCAAAGCAATGCTGCTTGGGGAAGGCGTGGAGGAATTTGTACGCGCCTACAAACTTTGGTACAAATGGGCTGACGGTCAGTTCTAATGCGCTACGCTGCACGCCGGGATGCGAACGACGCTGATATAACGACCGCAGTACGGACAGCAGGGTTTACCGTTTACGATTTAGGAGCAGCAGGTCAAGGTGTGCCGGACAAACTTGTCACCGCCCCCGGTTTCGCTGCCTTCCTCGAAATTAAGACCCCGACGGGCAAACTGCGAAAGGGTCAAGAACGCTTCCAGATGGCGTTTGAGCCGCTTGGGATGTGGTACCTAGCCCGTGACCCTGCCGAAACGGTTGCGTGGCTTCAGGCGCGACTGACGACGACCCAGAAGCCCTGACCCATGAGTTGATGGTGCTGGAGGTGGTGGATGTGGAACCGCTCACAGAGCCGGGGGAGCCACCACCGCGCAGGCTCTTGGATAAGATGGGCGTTCCTGCCGTCGCTTAACACCTTGACCGCCGCCCCCGTGTGGACGCTGAAGAAACCCAACCGGGGCATAATACGGGCAAGGTCATCCAACACCGCGTCGAGCCGGTCGGGTTCGATGTGTTCTAGGACATCAATGCAGCAGACCATATCAGCCTCTACGGGAGGCCCGTAGGACGGGAAGGCTGGGTCATAGGGTCGGTAGTCAAACTCCAGCCCTGCGCCCTGTAGGGCGGTCTGAAGGTGCTTCTTCCCGGCCCCATAGTCGCTGATTGACTTAACCCCGTTATCCACGGCAAGTTTGGCAACGATGGGCGCAAAGGCGATGGAGGCCACCCCGTAATTAGGGTTGGTGTGCAGTTCAACCTGCTGGGCGCGGTACTCGTCGGAGATAGTAGTCATGCTTGCATCCTTCCCTGTAGGGGTCTAGCATCATCGTACCATAGGGGAGAGTCATGGCTGCTCACGAAAAAACCGCTGCGCTTTTTGTCGGAACCATGTTCCACAGCGCAACCATTACGCACCTCCAGCACCTTGCTACTAAGTCCTTCGCGCAGCACATGGCGCTTGCGGAATACTACGAGGCCATTCCCGGTCTTGTGGATAAATACGCAGAAGCCTATCAGGGTAGGTATTCAATCATCACGGGCTACGATGTCGAGTTCCACAAGAACAGCAACCCGAAGGCGTATGTGAAGTCGCTGCTGACCTTCCTCGACGAAATCAAAGGCTCACTCCCGAAGGACAGCGACCTTGTTAACTTGTTTGACGCGGTTGTGGATGCCGTGACGAGCCTTAAGTACAAACTCGAAAACCTCGAATAATGGCGCATAGGTAATGCCATATAAACCTAAAAAAATAGCCGACGCTTTGCGGAACTACCGCTCAGAAGATATGGCGATGTTTGACCTAACTGAACCGGGAAACATCAACCTAAACGAACGGCTCGGCGTAAAGAACGAAATCCCCGGTGAAGGCGGTATCAGTACGATACGCAGCATGGGCGTTAACATTGACGGCGAAGAAGTTCTCATCCCCACAGTCGTCAACGGGCGCATCGTAAGTGAAGATGAAGCCATCAAGCACTATCGTCGAACCGGCGAACACCTCGGCAAATTTAAAACACCGGAAGAAAGCACACGCTACGCTGAACGCTTGCATGAGCAAGAAGCACGGCGAGTTAACCCAAAGCAATGAAGAAAGCGGAACCGTCGCGGTATGCTGCCGCGCTGCAATACCTCCAGCAAATGCGCGACCGTGCCGCTGACTTCGGTGGCGGGGTAGTCGATACCCTCGCAGACCGCGCTAGAAGCGTCGGAGGACTTGCCTACGAAGCCTTTACGAGCGACCCCAACATCGGGCGCATGACGACGGCAGAGTTCTCCCAAGCCGCCGCCAACCGCCCTTCTACGCCGCGTCTGGACGCTACGGCGCAGGGAATTGGTGCAATGGGTAAGGCTCTGGTCACGCAGCCCGTACAGACGGCTAAAGCGGTTGTTGTTGACCCAATTGTAGAGGCGTTTGAAAGCCCTCGGGCAATGGGTCAATTCGCGGGTGAGTTTGTTAACCCGCTGCGGATAGCCGCCGCGCTACGCAAAACCGCCCCAATCGCTGAACTAGATGTTTACCACGGCACACCGCACCGCTTTGACCCGACCGAGGAAAACCCGCTAGGCGAGTTTGACGCAAGCAAGATTGGCACGGGCGAGGGGGCGCAGGCTTTCGGGCATGGGATTTATTTTGCGGAAAATCCTGATGTAGCAAAAGGTTACAAAACGGCAAATGAATTAACGCAAACCCTTGTTGGAGGAAAAGTTATTGATGCAGCCGACCCGCGCTTTCAAGCCGCAGTGAGGGTTTCAAGAGATGGCTATAAAAATGCGCTAAACAAAACAATGGAAGAAGCAAAAAGCGAATTTTTAACGCCAGAAGGGAGACAAAGCAGAATTTTACTTGCTGAACAAATTAAAGCGTTAAAAGGGGAAAAAGTTGGCAGCAAAACAACAGGCGCTTTTTACAAAGCCGACCTCCCCGACGAGATGATTGACCGCATGCTCGATTGGGATAAACCGTTGAGTGAGCAGCCGGAGATTTACCGCAAAGTTTTGTCAGATAAAAACTGGCGCAAAAGGTTTGAGTTCAGAACCGATGAACAAGTCGGAGAGTTAACCGGAGCCGAACTTTACAAAATGGGGCATGACCAAACTAAAAATTTGGGCATCCCCGGCATCAAATACTTAGACGCAGGCAGTCGCGGTGGTAGCGGCACCGGAACGCGCAACTTCGTCGTGTTCCCCGGTGAGGAAAAGAAGGTTAAGATACTTAAGCGGGATTAACAGGTTGATGCGGCACGGTAAACAGCAGTAAACTGTCCGCATGGCAGATTGTGAAGAAGTGCAATGGCTAAAGGCGTAAAGACAGGCGGGGGCAGTCGAGCAGGCATCCCTAACAAGGCCACAGCCGCCGCAAGGGAGGCCATTTCTCGTTTCGTAGACGGCAACGCAGACCGCTTGCAGGGCTGGCTCGACGAGATACACCAAGAGAAAGGCGCAGAGGCGGCGTTTAAGTGCTTCAGCGACTTACTTGAATACCATGTGCCTAAACTCGCACGGCACGAACACAGCGGCCCGGACGGCAGCAAGATTGAGATTGAGGCGACTTGGGGCAAGCCCGAGTGAAGCAGCGGGTAGAACTCCCGTATCGCCCTAGACGGGCTTTCATGCCGTTCCACGACCGCACAAAGCGGTGGGCCTGCCTCGTCGCGCACCGGCGTGCTGGCAAGACTGTCGCAGCGGTTAACGACATCATCCGCGCAGCCTTTATGTACAAGGGGCCAAACGGCCTCTTCGGGTATGTCGCCCCATACCAGAACCAAGCACGCCGCATTGCGTTCGATTACTTTAAACACTACGCCGCGCCGCTGGCCCAAGACATCAACGAAACCTTGATGTCGATTACGCTGGTTAACGGCGCGAAGATAGGACTGTTTGGAGCCGACAACGCAGATGCGATGCGCGGCCTCGGGTTTAGCGGCCTGTACCTCGATGAATACGGCGACTTCAAACCTTCGGTGTTTGGAAGCGTGTTGAGAGCCGCCCTCGCTGACAAGGGCGGTTGGTGCGTCTTTGCAGGCACTCCGAAGGGACGCAATCAGTTCTACGACATCTACCAGACAGCCCAACGCCTGCCCGACGAATGGTTCCTGTTGCGCCTACCTGCCAGCGAGTCAGGGCTGCTGCCGCAGGGTGAACTTAACGCAGCGAAAGCCCAACTATCGGAAGACCAATACCTTCAAGAGTTCGAGTGCAGTTTTGAGGCGGCTATCCTCGGCGCGTTCTTCGGCACAGAGATGCGACAGGCAGAGCCGCGTATTAACGAGCGTGTAGTCTTCGAGCCGGGGTATCCGGTACATACCGCGTGGGACTTGGGGTATCGAGACGACACGGCTATCTGGTGGTATCAGGTGGTGGGCGGCGAGGTGCGCGTCATCGACTTCTTCGCCGTCTCGGGTGCAGACATCCGCACCATTGCGGAGGTAGTCGTTAACAAGGGTTACACCTACGGCAAGCATTACCTGCCGCATGACGCACGGGCGAAGTCGCTTCAAACGGGGCGCAGCATCGTAGAGCAGTTGGCTGACCACCTCGGCATCAACCATTTGTCCGTGGTGCCGAACATCGGCTTGCAGGACGGAATCCAAGCAATTCGCCAGATGTTGCCCCGAACTTGGTTCAATTCCGTAAAATGTGGCGACGGAATAGAGGCTTTACGCCAGTATCAACGAGAGTATGATGAGGACAAGAAAGCGTTTAGGGCATCACCCCGACACGATTGGACATCACACCCTGCCGACGCTTTCCGTATGCTGGCAGTTGCGTGGAGGGCTGAACCGTCCGCGCAGAGGCCGTTAGAGAGCAAGACCTTGATTGTTGGGCCACAGAACGAGGTCACGCTAAACGACATGTGGCAGGTTCACGAGCGTAGCGTCTCAAGGAGGGCGCGAATATGAGTGGCGTAAATCTTCCAGTTCAATATCCCTACGAGACGGTCGCCGTTTCGCAGACCGCACAGGTGCTTGGCACCAACGGCGCAGCCAACGACTACCTGCATCGCATCGTTGTGACTGTTTCGACTGCTGCGACATCAACGGTCAGCATCATTGACGGCAGCACGACCGTCCTTTCCATTCCAGCGGGTAAGGCTGTTGGCGCGTATAGCCTCGACCTTGGCCTCAACGCGGCTACCGGCCCGTGGAAGGTCACAACGGGTGCAGGCGCTGCCGTGCTGGCAGTTGGACTGTTTAGCAAATGAACCGTAAGCCCGGACTCTACGCCAACATCCTAGCGAAGCAGGAGCGCATCAAGGCTGGCTCCGGCGAGAGGATGCGAAAGCCCGGAGAGGCTGGTGCGCCGACCGCAAAGGCGTTCCGTGAGTCTGCCAAGACCGCTAAACCAGAGAAAAAGGGTTACTGATGAGCGCAGCGTGGCAGCGTAAAGAAGGCAAGAACCCGAAGGGTGGCCTCAACGCCGCTGGTCGCGCATCGTACAAGCGTGAGACGGGTGGCACCCTCAAGCCCCCGGTGAAGGGCGGCGACAATCCTCGCCGCGCTAGTTTCCTCGCACGCATGGGCAACATGGCTGGGCCGATGGAGAAGAACGGCAAGCCGACACGCCTTGCGCTTGCGCTGCGTGCTTGGGGTGCGTCGAGCAAGGAAGATGCGAAGGCAAAGGCTAGAGCCATCTCTGCGCGAAACAAGAAGGACTGACAGATGGACGAGCGCGTTAGCCAAGAACTTGAGAAGTACCTGCGGGTCATCGGCACCTATGAGAACGAGTTTGCCAAGTGGCAGGCGCGGGTAAAGAAACTCGTCAAGCGTTACCGCGACGACACCAGAGGTTCAGGCGGCAACGAAACCGCCAAGTTCAACATCCTCTGGAGCAATGTCCAGACGCTCATCCCTGCTGTCTACGCCAAACTGCCGAAGGCTGATGTAAGCAGACGCTTCGGCGATAACGACCCCGTTGGGCGTGTCGCTGCACGGCTGGTCGAACGCGCCATCGACTTTGAGATTGAGCATTACCCCGATTTCCGCTCGACCATGAAATACGATGTCGAGGACAGGTTCCTCGGCGGTCGCGGCACGGCATGGGTGCGGTACGAACCTCATGTTGCCCCCATTGGCGTAGAGGACGATGGCGTATCCATCACCTCTGCCATCGAACAGGGCGAGGGCGCACCGCCGCCGCTTGAAGAGATTGAGTACGAACGCGCCCCGGTTGATTATGTCCATTGGAAGGACTTTGGACACTCACAGGGCCGCACTTGGGAAGAGGTGGGGCAGGTATGGCGCTGGGTCTACATGACTCGTGAGGCGCTTGTAGAGCGTTTTGGCGAGGAAATGGCGCGTCAGATACCGACCGACCAAGGCCCGGAGACGCTTAACGCCTACCGCGACAGCAAGCGTCAGTACAACCTCGCCAAAATCTGCGAACTCTGGGACAAGGAGACGCTGAAGGTCTACTGGTTGTCGAAGGGTATGTCGCACTTCATTGATGTGCGTGACGACCCGCTCAACTTTGAGGGGTTCTTCCCCTGCCCGAAGCCGCTCTACGCCACGACAACCTCGGACAACCTTGTGCCTGTCCCCGATTTCGTGCTGTACCAAGACCAAGCGATGGAGTTGGACATCCTCTCCGACCGCATTGATGGTCTGGTCAAGGCGCTGCGTGTGCGCGGCGTGTACGATGCCAGTCAACCGGCGTTGCAGCGTCTGATGACCGAGGGCGACAACAATGCCCTCATCCCGGTAGACAAGTGGGCGGCGTTTAGCGAGAAGGGCGGCTTGAAGGGCAGCGTTGACCTGCTGCCGCTCGACACCATCGCGCAGGCGCTCATCCAATGCTATCAGGCACGCGCTGACAT